TGCCAAGGACAAACCCAAAGTCACTAACGCGGAAGAGATTGCTTTAGAAGAGAGAGCAAACAAACGCATGCGCGACCGCATGAAAGGGGGGATGCGGCACCCAATTGGCGACGATGACCGCAGTGCTACAGAGAGAGACTACGATCAAAGGGATCTACGCGTGCACACCGGATATAAAGGCGACGGGCGGCCTTCACTTAAAAGAAGTGCGTTATACGATCTAGACAAACCTACCCCCGTTGTACAGGTCGCAACGGGGCAGGATGACTCTATGCCCTATGAATCAAGGAAGGAAACTGAAGGAATGCCCTTCGGGGCTCCTCCTGGTAAGTATAGAATGCCTGTTGAAGATAGACTTCCACGCACAAAGACACTATATGGCCCGGGGTCTCCAACTGACATTATGGGTACAAGCGAGCAAGAAAGCACAGGACTAAAAAAAGGTGGTAAGGTTAAAGCACCTAAGAAGTTTTCCAGAGGCGGTGGTATAGAAGTACGTGGTAAAACTAAAGGAAGATTTGTATAATGAGGGCTTCTAGGGGCATGGGATGTATTAATCCTACCAAGGTACCTGGCGCTAAGAAAAAGGCCGAAGGAGGTGCTGTAGGCCCCCTAGATAAGCTTGTTAAAGCAGAAGTAGACTTTGGTCGCGTAGGTAAAGCAAACAAGAAATTAGGTAAAAAAGAAGGTGGTAGCGTAAATGCAGCCGGTAACTACACCAAACCAACGATTAGAAAAAGCATAGTAGCGCAAGTAAAAGCTGCTGCAACGCATGGTACGGGCGCAGGTCAATGGTCAGCACGTAAGGCACAGCTTGTGGCTAAGAAATATAAAGCCGCCGGTGGTGGGTATAAGTGAGTGCATTAGCTAAACCACAGCGTTCGCTTAAAGCATGGGGCGAGCAAAAGTGGGCAACTAAATCCGGTAAAAAGTCTAGCGAAACAGGTGAAAGATACCTACCAGAAAAGGCAATTAAAGCATTAAGCCCTCAAGAATATGCTGCTACAACGAAGGCTAAAAGAGAAGGTAAAGCTAAAGGTAAGCAGTTTGTGGCTCAACCTAAATCAATTAAACAAAAAGTAAAACCTTACAGAAGCGTTAAATAATGCCAACAACCAGCACAGCGGTATTTAATCTAGACCTAAACAATCTCGTCGAAGAAGCTTTCGAACGCTGCGGAGCAGAATTGCGCTCTGGTTATGACTTACGGACAGCACGTAGGTCTTTGAATTTGTTGACGATTGAGTGGGCAAACCGGGGGATAGAATTATGGACTGTTGAAGAAGGCAGTATCCCCTTAGTTTCAGGCACAGGCACATATAACCTACCTGTAGACACCATCGACCTGCTTGACCACGTAGTGCGCACAGGGACAGGGACAAACCAACAAGACATCAACATCTCACGCATCAGCGTGTCAACATACGCCACCATCCCTAATAAGAATGCACAGGGGAGGCCGATTCAAATCTACATAAACAGACAATCAGGTGCGACTTCAGCTACTGCTGTGGTACAATCACCTACCGTTACAGTTTGGCCAAAACCTGACAGCTCCACCACTTACACATTAGTATACTGGAGATTGCGCAGGATTCAGGATGCTGGCAACGGTACCACTACTCAGGACATCCCCTTTAGGTTTCTACCAGCGATGGTAGCGGGGCTGGCCTACTATTTAAGCATGAAACTCCCCGAAGGGATGCCAAGAATGCAGATGCTAAAAGCAGACTACGAACAGCAGTTCCAGCTTGCATCGGAAGAGGACAGGGAAAAGGCACCCCTACGCGCGGTACCGCGCCAGCAGTTCTTCTAAATGGGAAGCCAATATGCTTCTGGCAAGAAGGCAATTGCGTCGTGCGACCGTTGTGGTTTTAGGTATAAGTTAAAGCAGCTGAAGAAGCTGGTTATAAAAGCCAAGAACGTGAACTTACTGGTGTGCCCAGATTGTTGGGAGCCCGACCAACCGCAACTATTGTTGGGAATGTATCCAGTAAATGATCCACAGGCTATTAGAGACCCCCGGGCGGAATTAGGGTATTATGAGTCGGGGCCTGGTGGTGACGGAGGCAGTCGGATAATTCAGTGGGGGTGGAACCCTGTTGGTTTGAACGACCCGCTTGGGTTAGAAGTAAATGATTTAGTAGGCACTGGTGCAGTTGGCACCGTAACAGTAACAACAAGCTAGGAGAATAGCATGGCAAAAGGCAACGGATGTGAGAGCAAGGGTAAGACTAAAGGTAAGAATCTAGGCAATGACGGCGCTAAACTGCCTGTACAAAAGGGCGGAAAAGGCTCTGCTGGAGTTACCTCACTGGCTATGAAGCAGATGGGGCGCGGTATGGCTCGTGTAATGAACCAAAGAAAGGGTTAAACCATGAGCGAATATAAGCAGCCACAAAAGGTACCTACGCCTGCAACCTCAGGATACCCAAACAATGTACCGAATACCCAAACAAAGACTAAGCGTGGTACAGGCGCTGCGACTACGGGTAATAAGTACAGCAAGAATAGCCAGTAAGGGTTGAGATGAACTATACGCAGCTAGTTGACGAGATCCAAAGCTATGTGGAGAATGAGTTCGCTGTGGCGGACATTAACACGTTCATACAGCAGACAGAGCAGCGCGTATATAATGCAATCCAGCTTCCAGCAATAAGGAAGAACGTGACGGGCGCTGTCACATCAGGTAATAAATACTTGACTTGCCCCTCAGATTGGTTGGCTACTTTTTCACTGGCGGCTGTTAGTGCGGGTAATGAATATACGTATTTATTGGATAAGGATGTTAATTTTATACGTGAGTCTTTTCCAGATACAGATGCTGCATTTTATGGAGTACCGCAATACTATGCGCAATTTGACCAAGACACGTTTATTCTGGGGCCTACTCCAGACGCTGCGTACAGCATGGAACTACATTATTACTATTATCCAGAGAGCATTGTTACTGCTGGTACTACATGGTTGGGGGATCGTTTTGACTCTGTCCTACTATATGGCTCGTTGTTGGAAGCGTATACTTACATGAAGGGTGAGGCAGATGTAATTGCTGGATATCAGAAACGGTACGATGAAGCACTTGCATTATTGAAGACGTTGGGCGATGGTAAGAATAGGCGCGATGCATACCGCAGCGGGCAAGCAAGGGTTCCAGTTAATTAATTATAGGAGTACAGCATGGCAATAACACAGGCAATGGCAACAAGTTTTAAGGTCGAGATGCTCGATGGGTTTCATAATTTTGGCGTTGGCGTTATACGGGCGAGCACAGCAGCGGATGTTTTTAAGATCGCATTGTACACTTCTTCCGCCACATTAAGCGCAACCACAACGGCGTACACCACTTCAAATGAAGTTGCTACTGCGGGTGGATACACAGCGGGGGGTAATACACTAGCTATCTCCCAGGTTCCGACATCAACTACCACCACAGCATGGCTAGATTTTACAGACTCTACTTGGACTACGGCTACTATTACCGCTAATGGCGCTATGATTTATAACAGCACACAAGGTAATAAATGTGTTGCGATCCTTGCTTTTGGTGGAGATAAAACATCTACCGCAGGTGACTTCACAATTATATTCCCAACAGCAGATTCTACAAGTGCGATTATTAGGATTGCTTAATGGCCCTCGTCTTACAAGATCGGGTAAAAGAAACAAGTACAACATCTAGCACAGGGACTTTCACACTAGCTGGGGCTTCTACTGGGTTTCAATCTTTCGCTGCCGTCGGCAACGGGAACACTACCTATTACGCTATAGTAGCCCAAACAATCACTGAATGGGAAGTCGGCATAGGTACATACACCCTGTCCGGCACTACACTATCACGCGACACAGTCTTGTCCTCCAGCAACGCTAATGCGTTGGTTAACTTCTCCGCTGGCACTAAAGACGTATTTGTAACCTATCCTGCTGAAAAGTCAGTAAATCTTGATGCTGCTGGTAATGCCACAGCATTGGGTACTCCTGCTTCTTTCGTAGGCACTAATATAACAGGAACGGCTTCTGGTCTTACAGCTGGTGCTGTAACTGATGGTGTATACACAACTGGTTCATATTCAAACCCAGCATGGATAACAGCACTAGCAAATTCCAAGATAACTGGACTAGGTTCTGCTGCGTTGTTAACTGCTGGTGCTGCTCTTGGTGTAGCTACTTTAGATGGTGGTGGAACAGTACCGACAGCTCAATTACCTGCTGCTGTACTAGGCGCATTAAAGTATCAAGGAACATGGAACGCTACCACTAACGTACCGACACTTACTTCTAGCGTTGGAACACAAGGATATTATTATGTAGTCGCAACCGCAGGAACTACTAATCTTGACGGTATAGCNTCTTGGGCAATAGGTGACTGGGCTATATTTGGTACTGCTACATGGCAGAAGATTGATAACACAGATGCAGTAACTAGCGTTAATGGGTACACAGGAACAGTAAGTCTGGCATACGCTGATATAGCTGGTGCAATTCCTACTTGGAATCAAAATACAACTGGTAATGCTGCAACAGTAACAACTAACGCCAACCTAACAGGTGGAGTAACAAGTGTTGGTAATGCTGCAACGGTTATAACCAATGCTAACTTAACAGGTGAAGCAACCTCTACAGGAAATGCAGTAACATTGACTAACTCAGCNGTAATAGGCAAGGTAATTACTGGTTATGTTTCAGGCGCGGGAACGGTAGCAGCTACAGATACGCTTTTACAAGCCATTCAGAAACTTAACGGTAATACCGCAGGTATAGTCAGCGAACCTGCATATTTCTTAGCAACAATGATGGGATAAACCATGACAACCTATACAAATACCTCTTATGTAGCAAAGAATGTGGGGACAAGCGCATCCACCCTTGTAACAGTAGCAGGAGCTACAACAGCAGCCATAACTAGCTTAGTGGTAGCAAATACTACGACTTCCCCTATAACAACAGATGTGTACTTCACTCGGTCAGCGGTTGATTATTATTTAGTAAAGACCGCGACTGTACCAGTAGGAGGGTCGTTAGAAGTCATGCAAGGCAATAGGGTGGTGCTTATAGCAGCAGATGCGTTGAAGGTGTTGAGTAGCGCGGCTACCTCAGCAGACGTGGTCGTTTCAGTCTTGAACGCGGTGTAACATGGCTTTCCTAGGTAATACACCATCACAACAAGCCTTTACCCCAGCCGTTGATTATTTCAATGGCACTGGCTCTGCGACTGCATTTACATTATCAAGACCAGTAGCTTCTGTAGCACAGGTTCAGGTAACTATTGAGAACGTACCACAGAACCCATCAAGTGCCTTCACAGTAAGCGGTAGCACCATAACATTCACAAGCGCACCGCCAAGTGGGACTAGTAACGTATATGTTACTTACACAAGCCCTATAACACAGGTAATAGCTCCGGGTCAGGGTACAGTTAATACAACGCAGTTAGGTTCAATAACAACTATACCAAATGGGTCAGCAACATTAACGCTACCAACCACTACCGACACATTAGTCGGGAAGGCTACGACTGATACGCTGACGAATAAGACTTTGACAGGCGCAGTATTTACAGCTATGCCAGCGACAACTACTGCACAGAGTATGGTTAGACTGAACACAGCTAATGGTTATGGAAGTACAAACACCAAGATTGCGAGATTTACTACTGTTACATCAACTCAGGGAAGCGATATCACTTACGCTGACTCGGCAACACTTGGCGCATCATTGACAATCAACACAAATGGTGTTTATGCAATGTCCTACACATCTTCATTCACCTCGGCAGCATCTATGGGGATTTCATTAAATACAACCGTACCAACAACAGGAATTGAATCAATCCCTGTGGCAGAATTACTAACATACATGACCAGTTCAGTAGCAAATTATGGAGGATGCGCTTCAGTAGTGGCATATCTTGCATCAGGGTCAATAATTCGCCCTCAGACAGATGGTGCTTCAAATGCAGGAACAAGGGTTGCCGTATTCACAATTACAAGGGTAGCATAACATGGCAAGCACGATAGCAGCATCATCTGGCTCAATTACAATCTAAGGTAAACAATGGCAATCTCTAAGATAGTAACAAACAGCGTTGATTCTGGAGCAGTAGCTTTAACAACTCAAGTAACGGGAACTCTGCCAGTAGCCAATGGCGGTACAGGAGTAACAACAAGCACAGGAACAGGTGCTAATGTATTGGGGACTTCGCCTAGCATCTCAGGTGCTGTATTAAGCACTATGGCAAGTAGTGTAATAACTTCAGGAACAGCAGTCGCAAGCACATCAGGTACATCCATTGACTTCACATCTATACCTAGCTGGGTTAAGCGGATTACTGTAATGTTTAATGGTGTTAGTACGAATGGGACAGCCAACCCTTTGTTTCAGGTTGGTTCAGGTTCTGTAGCTACTACTGGATACCTTTCATCAAACGCCTTGGCAAATTCTGGGGCTACTGCGGTTGGCACAAATACAAATGGTTTTGGGACACAGTTTGGGTCAGCAGCAAATACTTTGTATGGCACACTTGTTATTTATTCATTTGGCTCAAATATATATGTTGCTTCTTACAGTCTATCAGCATCTAACTCTGGTTCAGGACAACTCGGTTCTGGTGGCATTACACTTGGTGGCGCACTCGACAGAGTACGCATAACAACCTCAAACGGCACAGACACCTTCGATGCTGGCTCTATAAATATACTTTACGAGTAAAACACAATGCCAATCATAGGAAATCCTTTAAACTCAGTAGCCTTCTTAACAGATAGCTTCAATGGTAATGGCTCAACTACAGCATTTACTATGTCTGTAGCACCTGCTACCTCAAGCTCTATATTGGTGGTGATAACAGGAGTTACACAAAATCCTACAACATATTCTGTAGTCGGAACGACATTAACATTCTCTACTGCGCCACCTAGTGGTACAGCTAACATCTCTGTAAGGTATCTTGGCATACCTGCATCTGGAGTCACTACAACTGCGTATAGGACATTAACTGAGTTCACAGCTACTGCTTCTCAAACAACCTT